AGCATTTGCCTTTTGGAGTTACAAGGTCAATTCTCCAACCTCCCATAAACGTGTCTTTGGAAAGTAAAACTTTCATATCGATCTCTCTTTCGTTGTTTCTCATTATATACATAGTATATCAGGCAGAATCACATATGTCAACAATTAATTTGGCCTAAATGAAAGTTTTTTATGGATATTGATGATTATTGGAATAATATAGAAGAATGGGCTGACAACTCTGGAACAAATACTGAGTTACACGATACCATATTAAATCATGAGGAAATGCATGAAGAGTGTATTCGATATAAAGATTGGATACATGCAAAGACTGATCCAAAGACTATATCAAAAGAAATTATAAACATACTTAGAGTTAACTTCGAAAATGCACCTAGCGTGAAATGGAATGGTGTTAAATTTGTCCCAGATACGATATGGAAGAGGTGGTTTGCAGTACCCAATGCTGAAGATTTTCCGTCAATATACAAATTTATAGAAGATAACAAACACCAGTATCATTTACCAGTTATCAGTAAACTAGGGCCAGGTGGTGTAATCATACCACATACTCATAGACTGATAGATAAGGGAGATCGTGTGGTAGGACATACTGTATTCAATATGTGTATTAACTTTCCTATGGGTTGTAAGTTTGCAATGTACCCCACTGGTCTGATTCCTTACAGGCCTGGTGATGTATACAAACTTCACGTTCATACTGGACAACATAGTGTTATCAACAATACAAACCAAGATAGGTATCATCTAATGCTAAGAGAAAAACATGTTTGATAAGTTTATTGAGTTTATTACAGAAGATACTAGATTTCATGATCCTAACGATCCAACCACAAACTCTAAAGACAAACCAAGGGGTCAACTCATAACCCTTGAGAAGTCGCAAGACAAACATAGCAAAATGTTGACTGTGGAAATCTGTGAGAATAACAGCATATTAGACCTTGGAAGTTGTATAAGTGCTAGTGGAGCATGGGCCATAGAACAGGGCGCAATGTCTTATACTGGTATAGAGAAATCAAAACATAACTATGACATTGCAGTTAAGAATCTAAAAAAGTATTTCTCTCCCTCTATGTGGACTGTTCATAACACAAGTGTAATGGAGTGGTTTTTTGATAATCAACAGTCATATGATATAGTATTGGCCGGTGGTATTCTATACGGACATGAGGATCAGATACTTTTCTTAGAGGAGTGTGCAAAACGGACACAAAAGTATCTTATTATAGAGAGTAAAGATACTTATCCTTTTGATTCTGATATTCCCATGTCTGTGTATAAACCTATAAACTTAATGACTACTGCCGATGATGATCGTGCAATGATAAGATGCAGCAACATACCATTCATTGACATGGTATTGAGCCCTCTAGGATTTAAACTAAAGACTAGAATATTATATCCTAACAGTCATAGATTTATGGTTGTATATCAATTGTAAATTAGGTCTTCTTTTTTTATCTTATCTAAAATCTCTTGTTCACTAATCGGCGAATACTCATTTGAGTCTACAGCCCACTTATTATAAGTTTCTAGACTAGATAGAAAATTTACTACACTTTTGCACTTGTCTTGCAACGTGGTCATTTTGATAGGTATACCATGACGGAATAGTTTTTTCTGTTTCACAAGGTTATATTGATACTCTGTAAAATTATCTGAATAGGTTAGATTTTTATTATAAATCTTACTCAAATTATATAACATGGTAGTATATTCCTGTAAACTAAAATTCCAACTATCGGAGAACTTATATTCTTTACCAGTAATATTACAAAGAGCTTCATCTATATCTTCATGAATATCTTCATACTTAACCTCAGTAGCATCTTTAAAATTATCTTTTACCCAATAAATATACCTCTTGTATTGATCAAGTTTATTTACCATAAATTTTAAATCTACACTACATGAAAAATGTTTATCATAAGTGCTGATTCTTTCTTGTATACTGTATACGTTGTATTTACCTGTAAAATTTCTCAAAGACCAACTTAATGCATATTCGAATGGGTTGCGTGTGCAATACACAATTTGAAAAACATCATTACACGTTTGGTATAACTGGTCATAGTTTTCTTTTTTGTTGCGTTCTAAAACTTCTGGGGTTCCTTCTATTTTTCCTCGTTCTACCCACTGACCATTTAGTCTGTTTTCTACATGGTATTGTGCTAATCTAGAAACTAGATTTCCTTCATTCTGTTTTATTAACTGCACAATACGATCTATTGATTGATTATAACCCATCATTCTCTTATAAAGATTATTGTCTTCATCTAGTTCTAATCCATTCAGTAGTTCATGTGTGTTATAATAATCCGTACCACTAGAGTTTAAATATAGTGTTAGGGCTCGTTGTAGATAGGTGCTACCTACACCATCAGGTGTCAGTACAAGATAGTTCATAAAAATATTCTGCAATCATTTTGTTAAGGTCTTGGTTCATGTGATGATAATCTCTGTTTGTCCATTCTGACCTACCCCCATCTGGATAGTCAAAATTGCCATAAAGTTTTATATATTCTAGCTCTGTATCCTTATAACACCAAGGGGGAAGAAATGCTTCGTGTGCATCCTCTATATATTGTTCTTCAAAATAAGAAAAGTTTTCTTCATCTGTATGCAGTGGCGGCCCTATAGGCTTCCGCCCAGTTTTCTTTTTTCCATTATAGTGTGTAAACTTATTATCTACTAATCGTCTATGAAGATAACTGTACATAACAAAGGCGTGTTGCACATCAAACATCTTGATTGCTCTATCATACACAATTCTTATTGCATCATTTCCAGCACCATCCATACCCAGATTTAATGTGGGTATGTTAAAATATTCTTGTAACTGTGAAGACCAACTGTGTTCTATAGGCCCACCTAAGTTGACTGTAAAACTGTCACCAACGCATATATTCACAGGAGTCCCTATAAACTGGTCATACTCTGACCCTCTGAAACCCCAGCTATTGAACTTGTAATCAAAATCTTGTATATGATAATTTTCGAACCACCCATTCGGCTTCAGATGGGCGAACGCTGGATGATCTATACCACTATATTGAGATACGTAATCTTTACTTTCCTCATAATATTCAAAATCAGTAATTAACATTTAGCCGCCATATATAAATGGGTCACGTTGCTCTATGCCTGAAACTTCCCATACCTTTTTATCTAAATCAAATTCTTCGACATACCTTATATATTTCTCATTGAAAGACTGTGAAAAGTCTACGTCTTTTTTGTCGATAGAAAATCTTAATTGCCTGCACACTTGTTCTACGTACTGCCACTTATATAACAGTAGTGTTTCTGTAGATAGGAAACAGTCTATATTCAAAGTCTTTATATAATCTACAGCTTTGTAGTAATTGTTTTCTGGACGTACTCTTTTATTCTGGAGAAAGTTAATATCCTCATCTCTAGTAATCGCACATATCTTATGATCAATACCACGTTCAATCATAATCTCTTTCCATAACTTTATGTCTGGAAAGGTTGTGTTACCCCTTACTGCATAAGGAATTGATATTGATATAACTGTGTCGCCTGAGAATTTATGTGTTCTCCAAGAATCCATATCTTCCCAGAGATTTGAGTGGGGCTCATCTTTATGCCCCACCCAATACTCTTTATCTGCCCAAGTGGTAAACACCTTACTCCACAGGTGATTACCAGAACCTTGAGGCCCAGTGAGCAGAATTACCTTCATTTGTTGTACTTACTGATACCTACAGCAAGTAGTGGTGATCCAAAGATTGCAATCAATACACCTTGGAACGCTGTGTCTGAGAAACCTAGTTTACCAGATACAAACAGGATTTCACCAATTGTAGCACAGATTAGGATACCCCAAAACATACCTCTTTCTGTAATCAAACCAGGCTTGACAAAGGTAATCAATGAAGGCAACCACACACTTGCACGTAGTACTGCAAAGAACAAGAACAGATACACAAGTGTCATGCCTGGAATGTTTGCAACAATCAGTGCAAGAACTGCAAGTACAATCATACCATATCGTGCCCAATGGATTTCTCCACCTTCTGTTTTACCTACCTTAAACTTGTTGTAGATATCATGACCTGTCATGTTCGCAACAGATGCAAACTGAGAGTCTAGAATAGACACTAGACCAGCAAATACCATAAACATAAAGAATACGGCTGCACCAGCTGGTAGGAACTCTGCGATAACAAGTGCATTAGTCACACCTACGTTATCAATCTTCATACCAGAACCAGCAGCAATAAATCCTAACAGACCCATCATAATCGGAATTACAATGAACACAAACGATGCAAGTACAAAAGAAGGAACAATCGATTTTTCTTTAATTGCAAACGCACGTTGATAGAATGAGTTATCACCCCAAGGGCCACCCATATGACCAAGAAATGCAGCTGCACCAAAACCAGTGAACACACCCCATGCAAATGGTGTACCGAAAATGTCTGCACCCAATCCTGATTTACCACCAAGACCAGCAACAACAACATCCCAACCACCAGCATTTATAATAACCCAAGGTACTAGGATGATAGCGCCTGTCCAGACTACAACCATCTTAATCATCTCTGTCATCACAGTTGCTTTAAGTCCTGTCCTAAATGAATATAGGATTGCAATTAGAACCATGAGTAATGATACAATTCCAGCATCTAGTCCAGTAAGTGCCTCTACAGTTTTGGAGCCTGCAATCAAGTTGATTGCAAATGCACAGATAGCGAGGAACATCATCTCTACGACAAATAGTGCCTGTACCCTTCCAGAGAACTTCTCTTTGAGATAACCAGAGAATGTAAATCCTTCTGGTGCCCATTGTCGTATTTTTCTTGCAAAATAGGCAAATGCACCCAATGTCAAGAAGTTACCTAGACAGAACCAGAACAGTCCTACCAGACCATTTACATATGCCTGTTGTGCAGAGATGAACAAACCAGGCGCCCATAACCATGCGGCGGTGACACTCAAACTCCCTTGAAATGTGTTTAACTCTCTACGAGCAACTAAGAAGGATTCCTTAGTATCGTTGTACCCCTTAGAGTACCAATAGGTCATTGCATATGCAAAAATACCATAAATTAAAAGCACTAGTATACCAGTGCTTTCTGTAAATAATGTAGTCACCGATTATCTCCTTTTTTTATAATCAAATTTCAAACGTAAACTATTGTCGTGAGGATTGCGCCACTCACGCCAATTCCATATCTCCAAATTATATATCTGTGCAAAATGTTCTGCCAGACCATGATTCCATTTATGAAACCATATAACATCAGAGCTTCTAAGTGCCTCTGCCTGATCTTTCTTATCAGACGGATTTACTTTCATTAGTATTTCACCATCCATTTTAGTGTTATTCACCGCCCATTCTAGACGTTCTCGAATCCAATCGTAACTGTTAAAGTGCAAAATACCATAACAGATTGCTACATCATACTTCAGCCCCATTGTGTCATAGTCTAGAATATCACAGACTGCATCAGCTTCATCATTCACTATATCAACACCTGTAAGGTTATAATTGAATTTTTTGTAGGGATTAAACCCACAACCAATATCAATCACAGACTTTGCATTTATAATCCTATCTACAACATGATCATCAACCTCTGTTTGATTCCATGTCTTACCAAAAAAATTCTTGATCTCTTCTTCCATTATTTATCACTTCCTCAGTTCTTTCGTCCATTGCCAATTACTTTTCATCATATGCTTTTATACCATAACCTATAACTTAAATCAAGTCTCTTTATCGTCTTTTTTTCTGGAGTTCCATTGCAATCCAGTTTTTTGCAATCTGGTTATTAACTGGTTTTCTCAACAGTCGGCTAACCTGTTTGAACGCTATCTTTAGGGGTTCTTCCTCCCTGTCATTATTATCGACAATAACAAGATTACCCCTAAAGTGGCCACTAAATTTACCAAGATTAGACTGCACCGCCTTATGAGATTGTGTGACTATAGACGTTGGAACAACTCTATCCCTTTTTGCATTTGCCTGTAGTGCAACGTCTAGTGAAGTGTTAACAAATACCATATATGTCTCATACCCTAACATACGTAGTTTGCTTGATTGTCTTGCAATCTTATCAAAGTCGTGACCTGTTCCATCGATGATCATACCAAGTCTTCCCTCAACAAAACCACCTTTGCCTGTTCCAAGATCACCCCTTTTCTTTGCAGTTAGACCTTTTGCATAATCTCTGACCGCATCTCTTTTCTCTGTCTCACGCTCACCTCTTGGAGTGTTCATCTTTTTAGTAAGACCTTCTTTGTCCAACATAAATTCAAACTGATCATCAGAGTTCACCATTTTAAGACCCATACCCCCTGTAGACGCCTTAGCAACATAGGACTTACCACTGCCAGGGCCGCCTGCAAGGAATATAGCTTTAAATATATTTTTGTCGTAAACCCCTTCAACCAGAGGAGTTCGCATATCTTGGAATTTTTTCATCTGTTCTTATGAGTCCTTTTTTGTATCCTGATGTCTCCAAAATATTTATGTCTGCTTGTGAAAGGGGTTTTAGCTGTTGAGGGATTCGATCTTGTCGTTGAAATTTCATAGATTTGATTCTATTTTTTGTTTTAGCCATTTTTGCTTCCTTTTTCTCATTAAGTTGAATTTTGGATTTTGCTTTAGGAATTTTAGGACTCTCCTTTCTATTGTGGTGGAAACTCAATATTGAGTGGTTTAAGTTGACGAAATTTACCATACGTGTCTGGTACGGGAAAAAGTTCTGGACTGCCTGGCAACTCATCTTCAATACAATCTTTAACACAAGACATGTGCATTGTATGCTTACCAGTACCAGTATTAAACATGTGCTTAATATTACGAACTAACATGGGCCCTCTAAAAAATTTATCTAACTGTTCTTCACTTTTATTACGGGAATTATAGGGAATATTAACCTCTACAATATTTCCAGCATTTATCATAGTATGACCATCTACAAACATTGATACGGAAACAGCATCAAAGTTGTGCATCATAGTAGTTCTTTTAGTTATCCAAGAATCAGGATTGTATGCAGAGAATTTATGACCACTGGTCTGATCATAATAATGTGAGTCAGTCCTCTTATCTCTATCTGCAAGAGATATAGGTAAGTAAAAACTCTTTTGTGCAACATCAGATGCTGTGTTTTTAAATTTATTGACTGCCACTTTACTATATAGTGGATTTTGCTTTTTACCAAAAAAAGAATTTATATGCTTCTCATCTTCAAAAGAATCTAGATAGTTATATGATGTTTCTGAAAATGTTTTGTTGTGAATATCATGTGTGATCAGACTAGAGCCATATGCACCATTTTTACTATCCAATGTTTGATCATATGAGAGATTTACTGTATAATCTCTCATCTGTGCATACTCAATAAGAGCATCAATTCCACCTTTTTTGTTGCGATTTAATCCAGCAGCTGTAGAGGTTGTATAATTCCCTCTCATTATATCCCCATGAGTTTCTATATCATACAAACTTTCTAGTGATCTAAAATGAAATCCTCTCAGACTTTCGAAAAACATATAAGAGGGATTACCATACTTAGAAGATACTGCTTGCGGCAAAACCATATTAATAAAATTGAAAGGGGCCATATCAGGCGCAATAATACTTTTAACACCGACACTAGGATCAAAATGAAAATCTTTAGTAGATTCTAAATCAGTTCTCAAGACTGTTTGAATCATATCAACGATTGTACCTTTCAATGTCCTCTGGACACTTTTTCTTTGATTAGTAATACACTCTAAAGATTGAAACTCAAACACATGCATCCTGTTATTGTCATTTACATCCTTTGTTCCTAACAGACTGTCCATAAAGAACAACGCTTCAATGATATCTTCGTTATCTTCAAGGCCTGGAGTTCTTATCTTTAGTTGTAATATCTCATTACCAATCAACGGAAGTAAGTTCTGAAAGTTTCCTTGATCAAAAAAAGCAATTGATCCTTGTAGGTGAGGATTTTCAATATCTTCTATAATTTCTAGCTCTGCAACCTGTAGAGTTACATCTATGGGCATACCATCAACTCCAATAATTAGAGTTTGATCTAACTTAAAATCACCTGTACGACCAATACTTTCAAAATCTGACATTAAAAAACGCTCTCTTGCATAAGTTCTCTAAATTCTTTTACAAATTGTTGAATGTGTGATGGGTCTAGAAGTCTTATACTTCTATTACGATCCTCGACCCATTCTTCATATTCAAAGTTAGTTACTATCGATGCGGTAGGATAGTCGGTATTATCTGTTCCTATATCAATCTTTTTTGTAGTATCTCCAGAAGTCGCAGTTATTTCATAATGATGTACTGCATCAGGATTATCATACTTTTCTAAAACAAACGCATTAAATTGTGGTGTGGTTTTGGGCCATTGGTGATATCTATCAGTAATATCATTTAGCAATAAAATGATCCAATGTAAGTTAGAATCATTGTACATCTTAAACGCAATACTCTCTGGACTATCCCCCTCTTTAATATCATATGTGTCAAAGAGAGAAGAATTTGCCTTTATGTGAGCTCGAACGGCAACACGGCGTAATAGGTTAGTAACCACTTTATGATCACCAGTACCTTTTCCATCGTAATATATTTTTGGAAATGCTGAAAAATACATAATTAGAATCCTTCGTCTACACGTTCTCTTGTAATCTTTTCTATCTCTTCAAAATTTAAAGTTATTGCTGTTTTCATAGGTGGAGGGCCAATCTTACCATCTTTGTTTTTCAGAGGTTCGAATGTTGCATACTTATCTCCACCATATTCAACATCCATACTAGAAAGATAGCACGTGGATATTTTGTTTATCCAAGGATTTTCTGATGTATGCCACATATACTGAATATCAAAGGTATCTGGTATTCTCATGACTCTTCCTTGTTGAGATGAGACACCACCAAATGAACCAGTTTCATATTCTGGTAACATATGTCTTTTAAATGTGTGTACAATTTTTTCTACCATCTCAGATTCTTCTTCACTCTTTGGAAGAAAATTAAATGAAAAACTGAAACTTCTTCGTTTGACATCTGTAAACATCAATTCAAATTTGTTAGATAGAATTCTACCAGAACTAATTTGCACAGCAGTTTGAAGACCCTGTGTAATAGTAGCATCTGCTGCCTGCATTGTTTTCTGCACTGCTGTAATACCAGCAGCCTGACCAATTGAAGTTCCTAGTTTTTTGACTTGACCCATGCCAGGCATCTTACCAGACGCAAATGCCTCAATGCCTGCATTGACAACATCAACACCAGTTTGTGTTACTGCACCAATTTCATCGTCTTTATACTGAGCTCCATAATTAACCTTGACCGATGGCGGCATATATAAAGATATTGCTTTTTCTAAACGATACGTAGGTGGTCTTTTTATAACAATACCATTACCAGCACTTCTAAGTCTTTCTTGATTTGCTTTTCCAGCGCCCGGCGAACCTACCTGATCTTGATCTTCCACTCCTGATTTACCGCCCGTCTTACCGCCCTTTGCAATCTTTGGCTGTGTGGTGGAATTTATCATGAACATTAAATAATGTCCTTGTTGTTGATCATCTTCCACATTTAATGGGTACGATAAATTTATAGTACTGCTTGAATTATCTAAGGGAACAAATGGAGAATTGTTTGCGCCTCGACCAACAGATATGCCGGGAATATTCCCCATAACCCGTTTAAGTCCAGTACTGACAGAAGAATTTACCTGTCTTGCAACTGCACCAGAGACTTGATTTTTAATAGCACTACCTATTGTCATGTATAAATATCCTTACTATGAAACTATTTAGGTATTTTTCTCTTGGCATATAGTGGTAAATTTACACCAAACAACCCAAAAAAATATAAAGGTGATCCCCATCGTATAACATATCGTTCTCTTTGGGAACGAAAATTTATGGTATATTGTGACACTAGCGATTCGATATTAGAATGGGGCAGTGAAGAGATCATCATACCTTATTTATCACCTGTAGATGGCAGAATCCACAGATACTACCCAGATTTCTACATTAAAGTAAAAAGAGCAGATGGTAAAATTGAGAGGTCTATTGTAGAGATCAAACCCAAAGCTCAATGCTCTCCACCCAAGACACCACAGAGAAAAACCAGAACTTTTTACAAAGCAATTAAAACATGGGCTGTTAATGAAGCAAAGTGGAAATATGCAACAGAATTTTGTGATATTAATGGTATTGAGTTTAAGATACTAAATGAGGATCATCTAGGTATAACGTATAAATAGTTATATGGCACAGTCAAAATTTATACAGAGCGTTCTAGACGCAGCCAAAGGTAGACCAAAATCTACTGAATGGTATAAAGATAAAATTAAAGAGTTTGGTCAGCCTGGCGCCATGGATTTAATTCGTGACGGTAAAAGAAGTAATCGCCCATTTTATGGTAGATTGAATATGTTCTTTTATGACCCAAAGTTTAAGAAAACACTACCGTACTATGATTCGTTTCCTTTAGTGCTTCCAATAGAAAACTATCCAGATGGATTTTTAGGAATCAATATGCATTACCTACCCATACCCCTACGGATTAAACTATTAGACCGATTGGTGGACTATAGTAATAATACTGCATTTGACGAAAGCACAAAGATAGTTGCAGATTACAGTTCATTAAAGAAGATCAACTTAATTAAACCTACACTACATAGATATCTTGCTGGACAAACAAAATCACAATTTCGTAGAATAGATGCAAATGAATTTATGGTTGCAACTCTACTTCCTGTACAGAGATTTAAGAAGGCGGGCTCCTCTGAGGTGTGGAAAGATTCAAGGAGTATGCTCTAATGGCAGTTGTCCCTAAGTTTTTAGAAGGCGCCGCATTTGGTGTATTGAATGACATTATTTCACAATTTCGTTCAGCTGAAGGTGGTTATGCAAACCCAAACAAGTACGAGGTTGTTTTACATCCACCGGCACCTTCACGTGGTGGTGCAGAAAGTCAAAACCAATCAAGAGATGAAGTACAAGGGGTTTCTGCAAGAGAAGTATCTACTATATCTATGAGGTGTTCTTCTATTACTCTTCCTGGCCGAACATTGTCAACTGATGATGATACAAATATCAATGGCCCAAGGAGACAAGTTGCATCAGGTATTCAGTTTGCTGATACTGTAGAAATGGCATTTCAAAGTTCTTCAGATGCACAAGAAAGAGTGATGTTTGAAAAGTGGCAATATGCAGCCTTTAACCCACAAACTTTTAATATGGGATACTATAATAACTATACTGGCCGTGTAGATATATATTTGTTGAATAAGGAAATGACACGAACATATGGAATAAAATTACTAGAAGCATTTCCAACTATACTTGGTGATACAGCACTTGATTATGGTGCTAGTAATACTATTATCAATTGGGGAGTTTCAATGAATTTTAGATATTGGGAATCTCTTGATATTAATCAACAGGCACCTAGTTTGACAGATCGAATTGGACAGACAATTTCAAATACTGTGGAGAGAAATATTCAGAGGGCTCTGCCTTCTGTCTTAAACCGTTTATAATTATTAAAGGATGAAAAATTATGGCACTACCTAAAATTAAAACAACCAACTATGAATTGGATTTACCTTCTTCTGGAGAAAAAATTAAATTTAGGCCTTGGCTTATCAAAGAACAAAAAGTTCTTATGATGGCACAAGAGGCAGGTGATGAAAAAGAACTAGAAAGAGCATTTGCAAATATTGTATCTGAATGTACTTTTGGTGAAATTGATCCTTACAAAAATCCAATGTTTGATATTGAATATGTGTTTCTACAACTAAGAAGTAAAGCAGTAGGTGATAAGATAGACCTGTCCCTTCTTTGTCCAGATGATGATGAAACACGTGTAAAAGTTCAACTTGATACAAAAGACATTAGTATTCAGATGAAAGATGAACATACCAATGTAATTGAAATCAATGACGCTATTAAAATTATTATGAGATATCCTAACCTAAAAGACATGTCTGGATTTGATGATAAAGGTCAAGTAAAACAAATGTTCAGCATGATAAGCAATTGTGTTCATGAAATTCATGATGGTACAACAATTCATGCTCGTATTGATATGTCAGATAGTGAGTTAGAAGAATTTATAGACAGTATGTCACAGGATGACTTTGAAAAAATGACTAATTTTTTTGAAACTATGCCTAAATTGCAACACGTTGTTGAAATTACCAATCCTAAAACTAAGAAAACTAGTCAAGTTGTTCTTGAAGGCGTGCAAAGTTTTTTCGAATAGGCCTTTCCCATGATTCTCTGTTCAATTACTATAAAACAAATTTTGCACTAAAACAGCATCATCATTGGAGTATAACAGAGTTAGAAGAAATGTTGCCATGGGAAAGGGAAATTTACGTAGGATTATTGATGGAATATATTAAAGAGGAAAATGAAAGAATGAGGAAGGAAAATGGATAAATAGACTAAAGTAGGAGAAATCATATGGCTGCTCAAAAACATTTAGAGCCGGGATCACAGTATGAAAAGTATGATTTAGATGGTGATGGTGTTGTCACCGATGAGGAATTTGAAATGGATCAAAAGTTAGTAAGACTTGAGAATGAAGATAAGAAAGAAGATGCACAACGACAAATGGCATGGTTTGCATTGTTTGGTATGTTGTTATATCCATTTGCAGTAGTATTGTCATATGCCTTTGGGTTATCAGAAGCAGCAAAAACTTTAGGTTCTATGGCTCCAACATACTTTGTATCAGTTGCAGCCATTGTTGCTGCGTTCTATGGTAAGAGTGCATACGAAAAGAAAGCAAGTAGTACAAAATAAGGATTACTTATGGCAGATAAACAAGATATAGAAAAATTTTCGAATAGTGTTTCATCTTTTAAAGATACCATAGAAAAATATCGTGATGGCACTGCAAATATGGGAAACTTTGGTAAGAGTGTCAATGAATTTGAAAAGAGTGTTAGGCGTTCTGAAAGATCACGGGCGGCAGCTGCTAAGCGCCAAAGAGATGAGAATGGTAAGTTTATTGCTTCTATAGAATCTGCATCACCAAATGCGAAAACAGAATCCAACATAGAAAAGACAAGAGAAACTGTTGATAGGGAAAATAAATCCAATACTCTATTAGAAGCGATGGTTAATGGTATTGCAGATTTGAATAAAAGTTTTTTAGATGGTATGAAAGAAAAGGCAAAAAGTGGTTCTGGTATTGTTATTGCTCTATTGGTATCAGGTATTGTTGCAATTGTAGGTTTTTTTAAACAATTAGCTGCTGAATTTAAATTTCTTAAAAAATTTAGTGGTGGAGGAATAAAAAAAGTTGTTGGTGTTATTAGTAAAATTGGTAAATTTTTTGCAAATGCATATTGGAAAACTATATCAAAACCTATAGAACTTCTTTTGAAGGCGATAGGTAAAACTGGGCCAGGAGCGTTTTTGTTTGATAAATTAAGAAACTTTGTTACTGGTATTAAAGGTTTCTTTACATCAATAACAAAAAATGCATTTATTGATGATATAGTTAAAAACTTTAAAGGATTTAAAAATTGGTTGGGTAGTGGTATAACAAGAATTGCTAAATTTCTAAAACCAGTAGGTGATTTTTTCAAGTCAATATTTAATATGGGTAAGACATTTGTGGCCGGCAGCAAAACAGCTACAGGCTTACTAAGTTTCGCTAAGGCATTTGGTGCTACATTAGGAAAACTATTTTTACCCCTTACAATTTTAATGGGTGTTTGGGATTTGGTAACAGGTTTCATCGATGGATTTTCAAATACTGAAGGTGACATGTTTAATAAAATAGTAGGTGGACTTACAGGTGGTATAGGAAAGGTGGCTAAAACTCTTATTGGAATACCATTAGACTTGTTAAAAAGTGCCGTTAAATGGCTTGGCGAAAAAATGGGTTTCGATATGAAATTTTTGGACTCATTTAAATTCGAAGATATAATTGGTGATATCTTCGATGGTTTCAAAACTATGATAATTAGTGTTAAGGACGATGTTGTCAATGGACTAAAAGGTATATTTAAAGGATTTACTAAACTGTTTAGTGGTGATGTAAAGGGTGGTTTGGGTGATATTGTAGGAAGTATTAAAGATATTTTACTCGCACCAATTAATGGGTTCGTAAAGATGATAGAAAAAATATTTGATTTTGATATGAAATCTATAATAACTAGTATTCTTCCCAAGAAACTTCTAGATATAGTTGGTCTTGGTGATGATAAAAAATCACCAGAGGCCATTAAAGAAGAATCAGAAGAGGTAAAAAAAGAAAATAAAAGAGTAGATGCAGCTAAATTTAGTCAAGAAGAAAAAAGACTGCAACGGAAAATTAAATTTGCTCAGCGAGATGTTGATGACGATAGATCAAATGCTACCTTCTTTAAAGAAACTAAAGAAGAACAAGAAAAAGATCGGAAACTACTATTCAATCTACAAAAAGAATTGGCAATGTTAAAGGGTGAAAGAGAATTAAAACTTGCTGGTGGTGGAGCTGTTGGTGGTGGTGTTGTTGTTAATAATGATCAGAGAGATATGTCACAGAATAAAGGCGCAATGAACAACACTGGTAATGTCACTGATAGACATGCAACTAAGACAGGAACCTCAAGAAAATAAAAAACCCCCCATGTTTCCATGAGGGGTTCTCCTTGGCTCTAAAGACTTTTAGTCTCTAAAGAATTTTTTATTCCTAGAAAAACCATCAAAGTTTTCATACTCATCAGCACTGATAGTCTTCCAAGATGAAGGTTCATCATTAAGATAAAGACTTTGTAAAGCTCTATCTCTAGCATCATAATCTTTTTGACTATAAGTTCTAAATGTTGGTTGTGGAATAGGTCTGGATTCCTCTACAAAAGGAGAATCCTTCAAACTCTCTGGACGTACCTTCATTGGAGTTGTTGGAGCCTTTACAACTGGTACTGGGTCTGTCCACTTCACAGTGTTTCCACTATTCATTTTATATGTGGACGTATTACCCTCACGACTTACAGATTGAATACGAGACTTACGTTTCTCTTTACGATTTGCACGATTAATCGCAGAAGAGATTTCTTGAACCTTAGTATCAGGCCCAACAGTAATACCCAAACCAACAACAGAAGTTATTGTTTCGTAATCCTCACAACTAAACTTAGGTGGGTTAGTAAGAACAACAGTTCCCTTTGCTACGTCATCAGAACAAACAAGTGTAATAGACTTAGGTGTAGGAAC